GTGATTGCTTACGCTCTGCTTCCAGAACACCGCCAATGCTCGCCAGTTGCGTTTTAAGCTCATTGTTCTGAGTTACTACATAATCATAGCGCCAGTAAGCTAAACCGGCAGCTAAGAGCAATCCAGCGGCCACATAGAGCCTAATCATAACCCCACCGAAGTTAAACCGGTTGATGTTAGTCCTACCGATGTAAGTCCATGAGAAGTTAAACCGTTTTCGCTTGGTGTTGGTGTTGGTCCAACACCGCTAGCCGTAAACGTCATATCGTGTAGGTATGTCTTGCCGTTCGTGCGATGGATTATTAAAGTTGTGGTGTAGGGTAGATCACCCGGATCAAAATCGCGTATACGGCTATCAGGATCTATCACAGCAGGTGATGGCAATTCAGCGTAAACATACTCGCCAGTAATCAGTGGATTACCGGCTTGGTCAAATGGATATCCTAAGTAAAGCGGATCGGTATCAATCACAATGCCAAACTGTGTAACTGCGGTTCCTGCGGGAGCATTGAATGGTCTTGCAACAACCTTGCTATTTGCTCCACTAGCAATAGTAAAATTGAGCGAAGCAGAATTCATCACAGGGTATGCGGTATCATCAACAGGCGCAGGAAATGTGCCGCTGAATGCAGTGCCCCCGCCTGTAAACGTTATCGGCACAACCAAGCTGCTAACTGTCATTGTCCCTGCACCATCTGTAGCGCCTACGCATGTACCGCTAAATGCCGATCCAGAAACAATTGGATTTGACAATGTCAGCACATCAAAAATAGCGCCAACCGTCATTCCTGTACCTCGTCCGCCGGTGGACGTGCAGCCAGCATAATCAAGTCCGGTGTACGTTGTGTCAACTAGGTCACTGCCAACCTGAGACCCATTACGCAAAAATTTAAATGTGCCCGTTGTCTTATCGGTGCAGCGCAATTCAAATATTTGCGAGTATCCGGTTCCGTAGCCTGTAAACTCGACAAGTTGAGTTGTCAGGGTTCCGGCGACTACAAGATATATTCGCGCGGTTGTTCCGGCTTGACTCAGCCAAAGCGAATAGCCATTTCCAGATGAATTAACTATACATAAGCGAGCGGAATCATTGCCGGACTGAGTTGCGGTTGTACCATGGGTGGTAGATGCAAAAATGGTGTTACCAACATATGGCGCTGTATTAACCCATGCGCCAGCCTGCAATCCAGTGCCCGACAACCGCTGAAAGTGGTTTGCCCCGCCAGATGTGGTTATCTGTGTGGTTTGGGACCATGCTGGCCTAGTCCATCCCGCTGGAGGCGTGTTATAAGTGCCCGCCGTTAGGCCAGCCATTGATAAACTAATCATTTCCAAGCCTCGCAGCCGATTGTGAACCGTTTAGTTGGGTCGGTCGGTGTCATATCCGCATTTATCGCAGTCAAGTCAGTCGTTGCAAAATTTGCGACTGTCACATCAGCAATGCTCATATTCCAGTTGACGCCGGTAATTGGATCAAGAGAAACAACAAAATTTGCATCTATTCCGAAGTTTTCAGCCCCGACAAATCGAATAACTGGGCAGCCACCGTATGATGTATTTCTGTATGCGTACGTGTTGTAGGTTTGCCCTGGGTATCCTTGCAGCTCGACACACCGGAATGTGGCAACGCCGCCAGTATTTTTAAACTTATTCCAGCACATTTCGTGATCATGCGGAAGCGATGGGGAGGATGCGCTATAGCCAATCGCCATACAAACACCGCTTATGCCTTCCGAAAAGTCATTATTTCGCATCGTTCCAAATGCAACCGTTGCTTTAGCGTGAACACCAAGGCTAACGTTTGAATTTCTGAAAATGTTATTTTCAATCAAGAAATATGAGAGAGCATACATATCGATAAATCCCCCATTGTTTAAAACAGTGAAGTTATCGAAAGTGCATCCTGATACCATGAAGTAATTTTTGTTTGCGGTATTAGCCACAAATATCGCGTTAGCGTTATCAGTTCCAACTAGCCCTTGATCAAAATCCCTCATTATCAAATCTTGAAATGTTGCCCTGCTTACCGTAGCGGTAGTCAGCCAAAAAAAGTGCGCGTTATCGACCAGCTGGCATGCGTCCTTTAATTCAAAGTCTCTGTAAAATGTATCTGTACAGGTCTGGATTAAAATCTTCCCGCTTGTGCAGTCAACAATTGCAGACTCACCGGGTATGCCTATTATCGCTGCTGGCTTAATCGCAGAGTTGATCTGTATATTGTAAACGTCTGGAGTGTCACCAGATGCGCCATAAAGAATGTGGTCGCCGGTTCGCAGAACAAGAATTTTACCGGCGTAAGTTGCATCGTTATGGTCGTTTTTATACCAATCCGTCCAAAGCTTTAACGGTGATGCTATTGTCCCGGTGCCACTTGTTACGGCATTTGGATCAACAAATATAAATCTAGTCGCATCAATTGTTACCGTCCATATGGCGTCTACCGTACTGCCATCATTATCTGTGACGCGCACAGTAAATGACTCAGTTCCGCTAGATGCGGATGGATCCCATGTTATGGTTCCGTAGTTTGGCTGAACCATATAGCTGCCAATAGTGGCACCAGTAGGAGCGGAAATTAGCTCATACTTAAACGGCCAATTTCCACCCTGAACACCTATTGAGATTTTGTATTGAAAGCTTGGGTGCGCCCACCTATGCCTTGCGTATGTTTGCGTTTCAGCATCTGGTCGAGGGAAGACCAAGGCCATTGGCATTTTTGCTGCGGGCATACGATACGCAGCAGGGAGCGGAAAAGGTACTGCCACGCTACCGTAGTTACCATTAACGTCTTCTACCAGCTCAAGTGTAAAATCTTGCGGCAATGCCATTAATTAAGCTCCTGTGCGCGGGCGATGCAGTAGTCAACATTGTGACCTTCGAATAAATATTTCTCGGCTAGGCGGCGGCGGGAAAGCCCTAACATGACTTTGCCATCGTTTTTATTCCAGCGCAGAAACTGAGCCGCTGCGCCTTCAAAGTTTCCGGCATTAAGCATTTTTAGCAGAGTGGAGTCGCCAAGCCCTTCGGCTATATTATCCGCGTCAATATCTGACCCAACATTAAACGCAAAGCAAACAAGTGCATCGAACTGGTTTTGATTAATGGGTATTTTTACTAGTGACTCAACGTCACGCTCAAATCTTTCAGCGTCACTAACAAGCGCTGCATCAGCCTGCTCTTGAGTCCACACCAACCCCTTCACAACCTCTTTCCCAGTGTGCCCCCAGCCGATTGTCCAAGGATGCCCGTCTTTGCTTCCCGGATCTGGATAAGCCTGCAATTTGCACGACTCGAAATACTTTTTAAGCTTGATGCCGCTAGCTGATATTTTCAATCTTCGCCCCTGTTTTTCTGCATTGAGTCGTACAGCTTGTAAATAATTCCGCCCATTGTTGCCACAAGTCCGGCAAGCGCAACGTAGACGCCCGTGTCAGCATCGCAGCTCATTGATAAAAGCTTTTCAACAAGTAGGTATGTGAGCCAGCAAAGGAACGCCACGACGCACAGAGGCGCGGCATTCCAGCGGATTAGATTAAGTCTTAGGGTTTCCATCAGTTGCCCGCCTCAAGTGGTTAGCGTCGCGCTCAGCTGCAACTAGTCGCCGCTGCAATATCTTGTTTTCGAGTTCAACTTTTTTTGTCTGCGCGCGCCAGTAACCAAGCATTACAATTGTGAGTATGGCGCCAAGGAGGGAGGCAAATTTTCCTATGTCGTCAGGTATCAGCCCAACAAAATAAGCAAAACCACTAGCCATTGTCGCGGCTGCGGTTGATGCGGCAAGCTTTGCGCTTAATGCGATCTCTGCAATACTTCTCATGCGCCGCGCTTCCTATTGCCAGTACTGCCAATAAGAGCACGAACCCAATTAAAATAACTGTCAGCATCTGCTCCAATCTCGCGCAATCCCGTAATTATTCGTGCACCAATTATAGCAAGCTCAGCATAAAACGCGGCCTGCTGTAATGTCGTGTAATGCTGCGATATAAAAATTGTGTCGCGTAAACCCCAATTAAATGCTATGTGAAGATTGCAGTACATTAATCCGCATTCAACAAGACAAATAAAAATAGCTGTCCAGCCGCGAACAAATATCAATAAACAGGCAATTAGTACGGCGCTGAAATAGGTATTCTCCCTGAGTCTAGCTAGATTCGTAAATTCAGAATCAACATAGCTCGGGAAAAAATAGCACCCAATAACCACCGTAAATGCCATGAATATTCTAAAAATCATTTTTTTGGCGCCTTGGCTTTTTTTGGCTTTGGAGTTACCGCTACTTTCTGCGGCTGCATTGGTGGAGATTTTCTGGCCATTTGACAACCCTCTAAAGTGTGTTAAATTTGATTTAACGTTGATTGGTTGACTCCGATCCTTCCGCCCGGTTATGCCGGGCTTTTTTATATCGGCAATCCTAAAAGCTTTGTGTTGCTGCTTGCCTGTGTAATTAATCCAAGCGCAACTTGTACTGCCATCGCGCGCATCACGTTTGGTGATGTTACGCTGATCCCGGGAGGGTATGCGGCAGACTCGAAATGGAAAAACACGTTTCTCATCAAATCGCGGTAAGTGTCATTTTGGCGACCAATCGATACAGCTAAAACGTCCATCAAGTGCCCGCCGGACAAGTAGCTGAAATCTGCGTTCATGTCATCAATCAGCGCTTTTGTCTTGGTGTGAAGCAACTGCTCATCTTCGGTGAACAAACTAATCCACTCGGTACGATTAAGCCCTTCCTTTTTGTGGGTAACCGGTGGGGGTGGGCTTACCCACTCCAAAATAGTCCCTCCGCCCGGCAATTGTCTCTCTACATACTCGCCCATGATTATGCCTCAGTATTGTAAATGTATTCAGCGGTTATTTTATCGGTTTCTGTTAGACTTGATGCGTATTCGATAAGCATTGTGCTGTTTGACTTTATAGCTGGAATTACCATTGATGGGTTTGTAAATGTGGCAGTTCCGGCCCATATCCCCCCATTGTCCAAGGTTGTTATTGCAGCGCTTGTAGAATCGCTAACTACAATCCCATCAACAGTTATTTTAACTCTGATAGTTCTGCTTGTTGTGTCATTAACCCTGAAGGTTAGCTGCGGAATAACTACGCCGACACCACTAACGCTTAGCAAGGTTTTCAAGGTGTTTGCAGTCATTGATCCAGAAAGCGCGGCAATCCCACCCCTGCCGGTAGAAGAAGCAATGGAAATCGATGCCCATGAAGCTTGAGAGAATTTATTTACAAGCGACTTTGTTGCCTTTTGGCCGCCAGTCGATGGAAACATTGCTGATCTTAAAAACATGTTAAAAGCTCCACTGGTTTGTGCCGTTGGAATAGAGGATCATCGAGTCTGCCCATTGCGTATCAATTTGGAATGACGTATCAGTCCCACCAAGCCAGCGAATGGTGTCAGATCCCGCTCTAGTGATGATGGGGTAGAGTGTGCGCGCAATGTCAGATTTTGTGATTACAAGATAGGTGCCTGAAGGTACAGAGTTTGCCAGCGGCAATGTGTAGCCTGCGTTCCCGTCCTCAATAACATTGCACCACTCGGCTAGCAATGCTCCACCACCGGTAACAGATCGAACCTTTATTAATTGTGGGCTGCTTTCAAGATCAACACGATATTCAGGCTTCCACCACGTAAACGATGTGTCAGTGCTTGGCTGGTGATTTAGGTTTGTGCCTTGCATTGACTTGTAGCGCAGATCACCTTCATAAATATAGGCATTTGCTGGATATGTGGTTGTTGAATTCCACTGAAATAGATTTTTCTCGGCATCCCAATAGGCACTGCTAACACTTGGTGTTTGGCCGGTAGATGTTGCTTTGGCTTTATACCAAACACCCAAATACAAAACCCAATCATTGGCTACATACTCACTTAACGGGCTGTAATAGTCGGTTAGATTGAATTGATCCCAGCCAGCATCTACACCTGGCTCATTGTCCTGGTTCAAATCATCTAGACTTATCCAAAACAATCCACCATAAGAAACGATTTGATTCTCAAAGTATGACGTTTGCGAATTCCAAGGACTAAACTCACCGGCAGCAGCAACACCACCAACGGGGTCAAATTCCTGTATGAGCGAATTATCAGTATATTCTAGCCTGATTTTGTAATAGCGATTCTGACCGAAGCATGAAGGTACACGCCCACCGGCAAGCAATGGAAGCGGGTTTGCGTTAGGGTTTTGAAGATTGATATCGGAAAAGGAATCAATCTCGTCATTTGTTCCAGAGGCCAAAAACCTGAGCTGTCCGTCTGTTAATACCTCGCCGCCATCGCTGAAATACTGTGAAAATGCGTCTAGCAATCTAACGGCCATTATTTTTCCTCTTCTTTTTGCGAGTTAATGGCGCCCATTATATAGGCACTGTCTGAAATAATCTTTTTGATTTGTGGGTCTGCGTTGGGAATATTTAACTTCCCTTCTGCGCCTGTTTTTAGCAGCAGTTCTGCCAAGTCTTCAGCAGCTCTTTGGCGCGGCGGCACGCTAGAAAAATAAGCCTTGGCAATAGAGTTTGCATCTTTTCCAGACCGGACGATGCGAGACACCATTTCCGCATTGTTGCGAGTCATCTTTTGCGCAAGGTTCTTACTTACTTGCCCTACCAATGGAACGGCAACGGCGCCAACACTACCACCTACAGCAGCGCCACCGGCAACACCTAGAGAACTCATGAGCACACTAGTAGCTTGCCCCTCAGTAAAGCCAAATTTCCCTAAAAACTTTGCGGTATTCTCAAGACCACCACCGCGAACAACTTTTTGCATGGCGGCAAGCTCATCTTTTGTGTACCCCCTTAAATTTTTGGGGTTGTTAATAAAAGATGCCATTTGCCTGCGAAGGCCGTTCTCAAATCCGCTTGCTTGGTTTTTTGCCTTTTCTATGATTAGCTCAATATCTTCGGCTTTTTTTGCGCGCGACCATAATCCGCGCGCTTCTTTGTACATTTTCCCCACGCCTTGAGAGTTTCCGCCAACAAGATCGTCCGGTTTTAAAGAGTCCATAAACTCATCAATTTTAGCGACCATTTCAGACCCCAATCTAGCTTCATCAGGCTCCGAACTTGCTGCGGCACTCCTTGCTATTCTGCGATAAATATCAACCTCGCTTAGTGGCTGATTCTTTCCGGTGTTAAGATCTATTTCATCAAGCGCGGCAGATACCTTTGGGTGAATCTTCTTATTAAATCCGCTCGATCTCATTGTTGATGCTAATTCTCTTGATAACTGATCAAAGCGATCAGAGCTAACAACAGCGCCAGTGTCATCTATTTTCTTGTAAACCTCTCTCGCTTTGGTTTTTAATGCGTCAATAGTGGGGGCTGCTTCTTTTATCAAAGATGCTTCCTGAGATCGATCAATTACCCCTTTTGCGCCCTGTATAGCCCCAGCTGCCGCTACTGGGGCTGCGATAGACCCTAGCATAGCGCCTACTTGCTCACCTGTATCACCGCCAACTTTCTGCCCTAATGCTGCGCCAGCGGCGCCACCGGCTCCCGATAGCGCACCGTAGCCAGCATCTTGAGCAAGGGTAGAGCTTCCCATCTGACGCAAAACTCCAGCGCCGGTAGATTCTGCGGCCTGCCCCATAGAAGGCAAAGCCTGAGCTGCCGACCTAAGCCCTGCCCCCATAGCGATAGATGAAGGTACAACTTCACCCGCAGCGCGCACAACATCACGCCCAATGCCTTCCTGCATAAAATTACCCTGAGTTGCTGGGGCCATTGCTTTTGTGAGCGATGGGATCTGTGAATCAATTCCAGCTACTTGCATGGCAGCATTAGGTAGCGATGCGGCAAAATCCACTAAGCCTGTGGCGCCACGGTTTACGCCTGCTGCAAACTCAGACACGCCGCGACCAATAGGATTAGAAGTGATCGCTTCGTTAATTGACTGCATCATGCTTTTTTCTTGCGGCGCCGAACTTAGCTTTTCAGCCTCATCCATTGCCGCCATAGCTGTGGCATCATCGCCTTCCCGCAATGCCTGCTCAGCAATGCTTAAAAACTCTTCTCTAGTTGCCACCTTTTAACCTCGCCAAACGCTGTGCAGCAGTTTCTTCTGTTATTCCATTTGTTGCGCCAAAGTCTTGAGGGGTAAGATCGGATTTTAAATAGTCAGCAATGTCCTGAGCTGTAAAATCATCACCAGCTTTTTCGGCGGCTTTTATGCCGCGCTCCGCTTTTCTTTCCGCAATCTTCATTGCCTGTGCAATTATTCGCTTATTTGACGCGGTTGAGCGCCCTAGCCCCGCCTCAATATCGGTAAGCCTTTTTACTTCTTCTACTGTAAAAGCACCGCCAAACGTTTCTTTCAGTTGAGACAGAACATTTTTGGCAAGCAAAAATGAAACCTCCCCTTCATCCGCGCTTTCAATACCAAAAAGCTTTTTAGCCTCTATAGACGCCTTATCTATTCCGCCAGTCTCTATTTGATCAAGAAGGCTAACGGCTCGCTTCATAACTGGAATAGATTGCGCTGCGGTTACGCCTTGGTTTATAAATTCATCAACTCTTTTTGCTGTACCTGCTGCCGTGGTGCGACCGCCTGCCCTGCCAGACTGGATATCTACCCCGTACTCTTGGGCTGATCTTATTGCGTCAGCCCTAGCCTGTCCGCTAAGCTCTGAACCAGTAGGGTCAACAACTCTTGTTTTACCACTTTTCAGCACCTGAACAACAGTGCCATCATCAAGAATTTGAGAGGATTGAACGCCTTCAGAGTCACCGCGCGCATCGGGGTTATTCTTCTCCCACTCAAACTTATCACGCGCAAGCTTAGCCTTTTCAGCTTCAGCCGGACTCATTTGCGCGGCTTCGGGCGGCTGCCAGAATATTGCACCAGCATCCACTGTTTCCTGTAGGCCTTTTTGAAGTTGCTCAAACTTTGCTGGATCACCAGAAACAAGCAGGTCTTTCACGCGCAGCGAGTCAAAAGGGTCACCACCAAGTTTATTGATTGACTCAATGCGATTATCAAGAAGCTTTACAGCCGCACCCATCTTTCCTCCGCCAATCAATTTCTGTAATTGGTAGGCGTCCTGAACCATTGCTGCATAACGCTCTTTTGATAGCATCTGCTGTTTTTGCTGTTGGGCTTCCTGCTCTTGTTGGGCGATCATGCGGCGCTGGTCTTGCTGCATATTAAACTGCGGCAAGTTACCAGAAAGTCCGGCACTAACAGCCTGTAACATCGTACCAATGTCAGCCATATCTTATCTCCCGTATTGATACGCCGCACCAGCTGCGCCAAGAACTTGCGACAACTGATTAACGTAGTCCGGCGACTTCATAAACTGCGCCACGCTTGTTTGATTGCCTGCTGTGCTTGATGTGTTGGTTGCAAGGTTGGCAAGTATGCTGGCTAAATTGCCTTGTTGCGTGTTAATCGTATCACCGACACCAGACAACAACTGAGCAATATTTGAAGCGCCTCCGCCAACAATATTTGACAAGCCTTGGCCTTGCGCCTGTTGTATTGCGGAAATATCTCGACCAGCCTGCAATCTACCACCAGAAAGAAGCTGTCCGGTGCCATAAGCATAATCGCCAGCGCTTAACCCGGCATTGTTGTACATGTTTGCCAGTGTGTTTGACGCATTCATCGACCCCGCGCCAAGATCACCATAAACGTTAGCCATTTGCCCAGCTGTGTTGCTGTAATTTGACCCAAGGTTGCCATAAATATTGGCCGCCGCATTGGCATTTTGCATGGTATTTGAACCCATGTTGCCAAGGACATTTGATGACAATTGAGCACCCTGAAGGCCGCTGCTTCCCATATCTCCTAAAATCCCCGCACCAATCTGCGCACCTTGTATTGCATTATTTCCAAGGTTGCTTAAAACATTGGACGACATTTGGCCGCCCTGCAATGCATTTTGCGCCTGCTGAGAAGAAAGATTACCAACGATTCCGGCTTGCTGACCCCTTAGCGATCCAACACCTTGAGAGGCGCCAAACCCCATATCTGCAACACCCTTTAATCGATTGTAGTAATCATTGAATCCTTGCGATGCCACCCCAGTTCCGTATCGCTGAAGCTCTTTCAATACGTTTCCACCAACACCTCCAGCCGCGCGCGCATTCTGAAGAACAGACCTTTCGCCCTGCTCTCTCAAAAATGCAATATCAGGGCCTTCCATGTAGCTGTCATAGGCTTGTTGTTGCGCCGCTGCACCGCCAGGGCCAGATCCTGAAAAATTAGCCATTTGGTTAAAGGCATTAGTTCCTTGCGGAATATACTGATTTAAAGCACTAACACCTTCATTAAATGCGGTATTAACACTTCCTAGCCCTTTATTTATCGCGCTCGACGCCGCTCCAGTTGCCTTATTGATGGCGCCTAGAGCTTGGTTTCCATACTGCTGCTGAGATGACAGGGCGTTATTCAATCCGCCAAGTGCTTGATTGCCGAACTGCTGCTGCATACCAACTGCGTTATTTATGCTTCCGAGCGCCTGATTACCGTATAACTGTTGTTGCTGGTTTGCGCCTCCGATCGTATTTATGGCTTTATTTCCAAGCATCTGGTTATAGCCTTGCGCACCCTGCAAAGCATTGATTGCTTGATTGCCATATAGCTGCTGTCCAGCCAAGCCGGTATTTATGCCAAGCCCTGTTGAACCAAGCAGAGCTTGCCGAGCCATATCAACTCCGCCTTGAACACCGCTTAGCGCTTGCTGATAGCCAGCACCCAAGGCGGATTCGCTGCCCTGTAGGCCATACTGCATATTAGGCATTTGAGGGGCTGCTGCTGGTGTGTATTGGTAAGGCTGAGCTGTGGGCTGTGAAGGCATAACTTGGGGCTGCATTTGTTGCTGGCCTTGTGCTGCGCTCATGGCCAGATATTGAGGTGTAGGCGCCCTCATCATTTGATTTTGCATTGATGGATTAATCATCTTTGTCATTACTCCACCTAAAATAATTTTTTGAGGGCCTTACGAACAGGGTCTTTAGATTCGATTTTCTTCACGATAGACTTTGCGCCGCCGACCGGATCTTTTGCGTAATTCAGCGGATTAAGAAGGTCTTTAGTGCTTGGGAGTCCATTTTTTGCTGCCTGATTTGCCGCTTGATTGACACCCATTTGATCCGGCCCAATAGGCTGCGCGCCACTTGGTGCAACTTGCTGGTATGTGCCGTATTGAGGCAATGACTGAGGGATAAACCCAAAATCAGGCTGCGCAAACGGCGTGACCTGTCCGCCCAATATCGCCGACATTGCGTTATTCTGCCCCTGATTAAAAAGTCCAGCCTGCTGAGGGAGTGCGCCACGCAAAATATCAAGCGCCGCCTGACCTCCCATCATTGAATTTTGAGCCTGCCCGCCATAGATTCGATTAACATCGTCTCTGGCTTGGCTGGTTTGCTTAAGAATAAAGTCGCGCTCTTGCTGGTTCTGAGCGGATTGAGCTTTTGACGCATCTTTAGCGGCTGCGTTTTGTCTGTTTGCCGCATAAGCGCTTACGGCTGCTGCTATTGCTACACCCCAAGGCATTTAGCTAACCTCGCTGATAAATTGATCGCTGAATTGGTGCTCTTCGTGGATATCAACCTGCCCAGTCCGGTCTATTCTGTGAATGCAGTAAACAACCGGGTTAGGCTCAAGGCTCATAAACGTGTGTTTGATGTATGCGGGAATGTTAATAGGTATAGGAGCCTTAAAATCACCCATAAGCTCGCCGTTTTGCCAGACGCGAATTGATCCAGCCGCCAGCATAGAGGCGTGTTCATAGGTGTGTGAGTGCTGTGGGACATGTGTGCCGGTCTTTTCCATCAGCATCTGCTTGATGAAAATTCCGTCAGGAAGGGCAAGCTCTACTTCTGGTAATTCGATCTTTTCTGCTGTCATGCGGCACCCATGAATTTGTCAGTCTTTATGCAAATAATCATCGAAATACGGTCTTGATCGCTGTCGTTTATAACCCAGTGGGCTATGTTGTTTCTAAACAACCAGCAATCGCCGTTATCTGCGATAATTTCGCCGCCATCAAACCCAAATACTGATTTATCGGGTGCGGAAATGGCTACATAAAACTTTTCATAATACTCAGCGTGCCACCCTGAATCAGAGTGTGGGTGTATTCTACCACCGGGCGGCAACTTTGTAATCAGTATCCCGCCAAGCCGCTCACCATCAACAGCCGCCATTACATCAAAAGCTATTCTCTTGGCGCCTTCAATCACATCAGCAGACGGATACCAAATAGAATCATGCTCAGCCACCGATGAGGAAAAGTCCCCGTTAGACGTATCGCCAAACCTGACCCATATATCTGTCATTTCACTGTGCGGGCTTCCATTTCCAATCCTGCGCTGCGGGTTCTGATCCCAAAGCTGAGGATTGCTAAAAAGTGAAAGCCTAATAGGCTCAACGTTAAGCCCTGACAGTATCTTTTTGAATATCATTCAAGCACCCATCCGGCTTTTACATCGCCAGCAATATTTGGCAGCATCTTTATCCACTTGATTGATCCGGTTGTTCCGGTTCTGTCGATGTATTCAGTGTATTGAGGTGCGCTCACCACCCCTTCAGGCGAGCCATCACCCCTTATAGGAATTCTTTGGCTAATATCCTGCGTCCACTGCATATAAGATTGCTGCATGACCATGCGATCATCTGTAATTGGCAAATGTGGAACTGGTGGAGATATGCCTGTCATTGAATATCCGCCTCCATTTTCAAAATAATTTTTTTGCAGTTGTCTGAGATAACAAGCTTCATAACTGCCAATCGAGAGAATCCGCCAAGCCTGCGCCAGATAGCGCGACGAAGATACTCCCCGACCTTGCCCAATGCTCTTGGGCGCTCATCGCTGAAATTACGACCATCTTTAGACCATGACAGCCTAATCTGTGGGTTGGGATCTTCTCTGGTACCGACACCTGACTCACAAGCGACCTCAAGCATAGGTACAGAAAAATACTCACCAAGCTTTGAAAATGGCTGCGTGATCCATGTGCTAATTATCGAGTTTCCATACTCTTGATAAACATCGTCAGACAGCTTTCCAATTCGCCCATCTTGGCTATCGCCGACATAGATTCCACCATAAACTTGGCACAGCGAATTAACCCGCCAGCGCTCGCTAATGTCATCAATAATCGATTCACGCATGTGCCAGCGCTTTGCCATCAGCTCATAAACTATCGTTTTTGTAGGGAGGCTGAATCCAACAAAATAAGCCCCGTCCTGCGCGTAATAGAATCCGAAGGTATTTTGAATTCCTTCCTTTTGAAGCTCGCCACGGATGATGAAATCTTCAGCGTCTGTTGATATTTTGTCGGCTGATTGCCCATTGGACGACCAAACAGCAGGGGATTCATTCTCCCCCGCTCCAATCCAGAAAAATGAATCAGAGGCAGATACAACGGCATGACGGAATGAAAGACCTTTGTTAATGATAAGGCCCTTAATCTTTGCGATAGGGAAGTCAGCGCCGCCGACATTCTGGAATGCCTCACCGGTAATAGCTCCCAACATATAAAGCTGGCCACGGAAGCTCAGCGGGGCGACTATCTCATCGGGATCGCCATCGGCACGAGAGAAGTCCAATGGGTTCCATACAAAACCGTCATCAATGTCAGACTTAATGAATTTCTTTTCATCGGTTGAGCAGATGAAATAGCCATCAAAGTAAACGGCTATTTGCGGTATCCCGTTGTCAGTGAATCCCGGCGCTGTGATATCAGTAAGTGTCCCCGCCTCGAATATGTACCCATCACCAAGATCATTGAGAATCATTAGCTGGGTGCCGTTGGTGGCCATCGATACCCGATCCTCACCGGCAATCTCGCCAAGATCGGTCAAAGTCATATCAGCATTGAGTCGTACAAGCCTTTCGCCCTGAACGTAATAACCAATACCATCCATCACTAGCGATCCGCGCGAGACGTTGCGGTAATTGCCAATGGTAGCGACCTGAGTTATCCCGTCAGTACCGATGATGTACCCATCAGATAATGCTGCGCCCTGTGCTGGTACGTAGTAAAAATTCGTAAGCTGCTGAGCGCTAAACAGCTTCGATTTGGTGGCGTATGACCCGCCAAAAATTGGAAGGCTAACTATTGCCATCTTCAGCCCCAGGGTAAAATGTGTCGTACCACAATCCGTCACCGGTATTACCTGATCCAGTCGGCATAGTGTTGGGGAATTCGGTAATAGCAACTGTCTGGCCTAAGCGGTAGATAGTGCTCATGCCTTTCTTGGCCTTCTTGCCAAGCTCAAAAGGAACTGCTTTGCCAAATTGTGGGGCTATTAGAATGGCGATATTTGACACCATGCCCATGATTGCCCCATCAGGCACTGTTATAACATCACTTAATGAATCAACTGGCGTGTAACCAATATCAACGCCATTGGCTTCGAGATCTGCCATAAAGGTATTCATTACAAAGATGCAATCGCGGTACTCATCAGCCTCTAATGGTGCTTCAGAGGCCTGAACAAGTATTTCCTGAAGCGATTGTTTAAGAAGTTGCGCCGCTGTCGTCGCCATCTGATTCACCTTGGCTTTCTTTTGATTTACGGGTGCGCTTAACTACTGCGTCAGCCTCGACATAAGTCTCAAGCCAACCTTCATCTAGCATTCGCTTTTTATCGCGATCATAGATCATTGACTTTACGACTTCTGAATCTAGCTTTTTGAATACGGTGACAATCATATAAACCTCAAAAAAGCAGCCCCACCGAAGCGGGGTGCCTTCATTAGCCGTAGAAGTTACCGGCAAATAGTGGGTTAAGTGTTGCGTAAGCCGGGAGAATATCGAAACGGATAGACTGGTTGTTTTTGTCTCCGTCAGAGTACTTAGTAACACGAACTGAAATACCATCGCTAGTGGTAGCAATAGTGTCCCAAGTGTGCAACTTTGGCAGTTTGATAAAGCCAATACCGAACGCATCTTCGTGATAGAAGTAGTTGGGTTGCACGATCTGCCCAGCAGTGCCCAAAATCTCGAACGTGTCACCAGAAGTGATTGCGTTGTTGATGGTGTCGTACTGGCCGTTGGTTTCTTTCAATGCCGCAGCAGTAACAGTTACCGTTACATTGCCAGAACCGTCAGTATTGCCACCGGTCACAACTTTGTAGTACCAAGTAATCGGGCCGGATTGGTCATAAGCAACGTTTCGGCTGCGAATGTTCAACAGGTTACGGCCTGACTGAGTAATTTTGATGGTATCACCAGCGCGCACAGCATTGGTTACGCTAGTACTTAATCCAGTCAGTTGAATTGATTGTGTCATAGTCAATCGGGCGGTTACATAAGTCGCATCAGGTGTCGCTGCAACAGTACCGGCACGGTCTGAAGTGGCGCCCAAGGTAACTTGAGGCAGCGCGTTAGACATCAGGCCGGTAACGCCAGCAAAGTTGCGTGGGATTTGTGCGCGCTCCCAAGCGGTGTCAACCAAGCTAGCAGAACCACCAGCAAGACCTGCTTGAGTCTCAGCCAATGCCTGTACAGCGAATGGGTTCATTACCGCATAACGTTTACCAGCCTGTGGAACACCAACAGAAGTAAGCAATGATCCAGTGCTTGCAACGTCGCCCCATGATGCGATTGGAGTGCCGATAGTGCCCAAGTGCAATGCAGAATTGCGTTGCATGTAGCGGGCAAAGTCGGTTTCCAAGTCGATTGCCAATTGCTCAGCAGCCGGGGCGATGATTTCCTCCATCTGGTCAAGCTGCAATGCTTCTTCGCGGTTTGTCCAGTCAATAGGAACAGTCAAGTAGTTCTGAACAGTTGCCGCAGCAGTGCCTGAAATAATATCGTTCTTGGTTGCTGCCGAAATATCACCACCAGCAGTGGAGATAGTGCGGTATTGATGCGCACGCTTAAATTGTACAGTCTCGCCAAATTGCGGCGTGAACTGCGGGGTCAACATTGAAGTGTTGACGGTTTTTGATAAAACACGGTTAGATTCGAACGCCTTCAAGAAAATGCGCGCGACTTTCGCCGTAGTGTTTGCACTGAGATTATTCGCCATGATTTAGCCCCATTTATTCAAAGGTGGCGCCCTCGACATGGTATTTATCTTTCTTCGTCGCGCCTGCGCCTCGAATGATATCTACCGGCTCGGGAGCCTGAGTGGTTTTTGGTTTTCTGGCGGCAACTTTTGGCTTAATCTTTTCAGCAATGTATATGGCGGCAAGGGTAGGACTTTGTTTTGCAAGATTTCCAACCGCTTCAAGGTCTTCATAATTGGATGCTAAATAGGAAATTATTAACGGGCCGGATTCGTCTTGTAACAACGCCTCCGCCAGTCCGTTATCGCCTATGTAATCACCAACCATCGTGCCTTGGCTAATAATTTCCTCTCTGCTAATGCCGGACTGAACCGAGCGCTTGAAGAATTCATCAGCTATTTGCGCATTTTGTTGCTGCTTCAATTGTGCCTTTTGCTGTTCCGCCTGATGAGCCTGCTGTGCTGCATAAGCTTGGCGCGCGTTCCATTCACCGCGCTTCGTTAATGCTTCTTCCCGCTGCCGTAGTTTCTGCTCGTAGTTTTCATCCCACTGGTCAGGAACATCGGGCACAACAGGTGCCTGCTCTTGCTGAACGTTTTGAGATTCGTATGCCGCGATCCGGCGTTCCAACTCTTCACGCTGGCGCTGTTCTTCGCGCAACTTAAAGGTCTTCTTGCCTATCTCACGGTTAAAAAGCTCTTGCTGCTCATCTGTAAACTCGATCTTTTTATGCTCAGTATCAGGAGCTGGTGGGGCTAAGTCACCAACGGATTCGTTTTCGTCTTCTGTCCCTAAGTCTAATTCCGCATCCGGTTCGATGAAAATATCATCTTGTAGCTCAGTGCCGCTCATAGCGTTATAACCTCAGTTAAGCCGCGATAACCTCGCGTAGGTGTTGTTTATATCTTACATCTGATTCATAGATTGATCAATTATTGTGTCTGTTTTGGCGATTTCTCTATCTTGCCGTTCTATATTCTTAACAGCTTGAGCGCCATTTATTGCAGTATCAACCATGATCTGCTTGGTTTCTGCTTGGGTTTTCTGTGCATCAAAGAATGCCTGAAGCATTGCCGCTTGCTTATCAAGCCTATCCATCATCATATCGAATTTTGATTTCTCTTGATCGATTCCGACTTTGGCCATTTGGATCTGCGCGTCATACTCAACCTTGGCGGCTTGATTTTCCGCACCCTTCATCTTGGCCTGCGCCTCGGTCATCATCGCTTGTGATGCGATCATGTTCGGGTCAGGCTGTTGGTTCTGTTGCGCAGCTTGAGCCTGCTGGCGCTCTTCGTCGGTAAGCTGTGCCTCAGGTATCATGCCTTGCTTGAATAGCTGATCACGCGCGCGCTCGGACAGAACGTCCATGCCGGGTGCGTTAGTGTTCTTAAGCAGAATGTCTTTGCCTTGCTGGATAATTGAAGGGTCGTATTGACCCATTTCAATAATGGCCTGAACAGTCTCTTGCTGGCGATTCTGGAACGATGCACCGGACGAACACACAACGTCATACTGGCCTTGCGATAGGTCATTAAGCGTAACCATCTGGCCTGATTGTTGGTCAAATACAGACTGATTAATCGTCTTGCTTTCGCTTGTGCCATCCTCAGCCAATATTCTGATTTGGCGCTCAGTGTCGTAGACCTTCTTGATTGCCTTAATCAGGATGCGCCCTGTGTGAGCAATGGCTACCTCAAGCGCGCGGAAATACTTAACGGTGCCTGTATCACCTTTGTTCTGGAGCGCCTTTATCGCAACGCCTGACTGCGCGTTAGGGTTATCGCCAAGATTTGCAGCGAACACACCACCAGTCTCAATGATATCTTGAGCCATTGCAGCAGCAGCTTGGTCAAGTGCCGGGTTCATCTCAGCTCCACCAGCGCGGAATGGAGGCGGCTGCCCATCTTCGTGGTTGTATCGCTGGAACGGAGCTTGAGAGGTGTTCATCTTGGCGAATTCACCCTCAAAGCCTTCAATCTGCTCAGGGGTAACCATCCACTTAGCGCGCGGAGCCAATGCAATCTCAGTGATTTGGCGAGAGCGCACATAATTGTAAACGCGCTGCTGGTCTTTTAGGCGGGATACTTTTGAGCCATTGACCCAAACCTGTTTATTCTCGGAAATTATGAATGAGCCATAAGCAGGGATGACCGGAATATAGTCAAACACGGTTTCTTTCGACTTGCTCAGCCACTTATCGTTATCGAAAAAGCGGGTGCATACGACAACATCATCACGCTTACGGGTGCGCTTCTCTGTTACGCCAGCGGCTGCAAGTTCATCAGCCAATGAAAGGTACTCATCACTGCCCTTGTCAAATACCATGCCATTGGACATTTCCACAAGCTCACGCTTTTTTCGCTTCTTGTAGATGTACTCGCCAATGGTCACCATATCCTCTGGCTTGTGCGAGTAGACGTTGCTCGTTACAGCATCGCCAATGCTTGCACACTGATCATCTTCGTCAGGAAAGCGGCGCTCATATTCTTCATGTGTGATTTGGTGCAGGACAATAACCCAATCTGCGTCAGATCTGTCTTGCTTCTCGCTTGCAGGATCAAACCAAACTCGGTCATTGAAGTTTGCAATCTTCTCGATCTTCAGGTCTTGGTCGAAACTGTCATCGTCGATGTACTCAGTGACAACCCTCCATCCGTCCTGACCGGACACCAGCATCCCACAAGCCGTTGCGTGAACGATATCCTCAAATCCCGATATGTTCTCAATGTTGCGGATTAGACCGGTGTAAAGCTCGGCGTTTTCTTTGCTTGCTGTACCGCTGCCAGGTATTACTTTTACGGCAAACTCTGCCTGAAGTATCTCACCAGCAATAGAGTCAATAATTGGGGTTGTCTTATCAAACGTGTAGCGCGGAGCGTCAGAGAACATCTTGACAACGCTAGGCTCCCACATACCGTCAGCTTTATATATGAAATGCTCATTCTCCCTTGCTTGTTCGCGCTGGTCTGCATCGGCACTCTGCGCTTTTTCAAGCATGGTGACGATATCGCTTACGTCCTCATCGCCTTCGTCTTCGTATTGTTCTGACTTCATTGCCAGCCCTCTATTGGTATAGGTTTTGGTTTAATCTTCGGTTTAAAGAATTCTATCCCTCGCCCAGCAAGAGAGCACACATCTACAGCGTCATCATGCTTACCAGCGGGAAACCTTAAAAGCTGCGTTATAACATCACCTTTCCAGCGCGCATTCTTTGGAAAAAATACCTTTCCCATACTTGCCATGCCTTGGAATGGTCTTGCCCTAGTAGGCTTATCGTTAACGCTTGGCATCCACTCTATGCGGCAGAAAGCGTTACGCTCGGTCATACGCTGAACCATGTAAGGCTCAATAGCTTTCTTGATTACACCAGACTCACCAAACCATATTGAAGGCGAGTGAGCGATGATAAGGTCGCACATTGCATCTATCCACTTGTCCGAGGTGGTCTTTCCTCTCCACCAATCAACAAAATAGATATTCTTATTCTGGTCTACACCATAAATGCCGTGCTCAGTGAAGTCTCCACCATCCTCGGTCACTGCGTAGTCGCTGGCTCCATAATACACCAAGCCTTCGGGAATCTCATCGTATTCACCAAACCATGCCGATTTGAAGAAGTCGCCCTCATCAGGCACTGGGTTTTGCTGGTAAAGACTATTCCAATCGCGGGCAGGCAATACGGATTTTATCTCTTGTAAGCGCTCAACCGGATACCACTCAGGCCAAAGCGCCTCACCATTATCATTTAACGCAGGAAGGCTTATTAGCTCCCATTGATCGCCACCACTTTTGGCTTGCTCAAGTAGTCGCCCACTAAGATCATCATCATGCCAACGAGTATTAATAACAACAACTGCACCACCGGGCATTAAGCGGGTGTACGCTGTAGATGTGTACCAATTCCAAACCGTTTCGCGCCTTGTCTCGCTGTCTGCCTCTTGTCGGTCTTTGAATGGGTCATCAATTAGCAGGATATTTGCACCGCGCCCAGTAATAGCAGTCCCCACACCAGCAGCCACATAAACTCCATGCTTGTCAGTGTGCCATCTGTTTGCAGCTTGAGAGTCTTGAGCCAGCCTAACATCGAACAAGCACAGGTACTCATCAGAGTTGACTATGTTGCGAACCTCTCGCCCAAAGTCATTTGACAGGTCGCTGTTATAGCTTGCCGCAATTATCTGCTTATCTGGATTGTTGCCAAGATACCAAGCTGGAAATCGTCTTGATGCTAGTTCGCTCTTTCCGTGCCTTGGCGGCATTGTAATCATCAGTCGCTTAATGTCGCCGAGCGCAACTGCTTCCAAGCCATCAGCTATTAATGCGTGATGGCTTGCTGGTATGTACGAAGGATTTGTGTATGACGCAAATGATATAAGAGACTTTCTAGCGTTGCGCCTTGCTAACAGCTCGCTAGCTGCTAGCGCTTGAAGCGATTGCTGCGAGTTCGTCATCACTTAGTCTCGATGCCTTGAAGTGTAAAGGGCTATCAGGATCACCGGTAATCTCGGTGCTTTTAAGGTCTGGGAGGTACTTATTAATCAGCCTTAAACGGGTATCAATTGATATCTTAATCCTTGTTATCATCTCAGGAGGAAGCTTGTTTGACTCGTCGCCTATTTTATCCGCCAAATCAATAACATGCTCAACTAGACCCCTGCTCTCTAAATAGTCTCTAAGAGCTTCTTGTCTTGCCTTTCTGTTTCTAGTTGCGATGTTCTCGCTGTTGCTCATTTTGCCAGTTTCCTGTAATTGCCTCGTATTGAGTTGTTACAGTATAACCTATCGTGAGAAAAGGTTAAGGGCTGAATTAACAGCCCTATTGATTAAGCTACGCGACGAGCCTGAATAATCCCGTATGCGCCCAAAGTGCTAACGGTGAAGGTAGCGCGCGCCACAAGGTACATCACCTGAGTTGATCCCGCAGGCACAACAACGCGATGCACTGGGATTGGCTGAATCTGAGCTACCGCGCCAGGAACTAATGCCGCCATAGTTCGCGCAAATGAGTTATGAGCACCACCAATGGTTGCTGATGTTTCGTTTGATGAACCACCAAGCACCGTGATTGATGTAGATGCAGCTGGAAGAAACGCTATAGATCCGCTAATATCCCACTCGCCCTCAGTCAGGGTTATTGATGTCACGTTGGCTGCTGTGGCGCTAGTCAGAGCTACTGCACTACCAGAGGCAATGGTTGACGATATATACCCGCCAATAGAATCCAAGTAGTCGTAAAAGTCTTTGAGTGTTGGCTGTAGGTGTTTGCGTGGTACTAGCATGATTGTCTCCTATTATCCTAGCTGGACAGTGGTTGCAGCGGTTACGCCTTTGGTAACCCTATAGGTTCCGTCAGCATTGATTGTGATGTGTGGCTTGGTGGCGGTCATTGTGACTACAGCGCCCGCGCTATCAAGAACGTCGGCGAACTGGCCGTTTATCTCGCACTGTAGGGTTACTACTTCAGCGCCGGTAAGACCGCTTGCCTTGAGGCTCGGGGTTCTGCTTGGCGGAACCTTGAAAGGGTTGCTTTCTGTTGCCGCCGTTTGGTTGTTTATCAGTATTAACGCCATAGCTATCACCTGATTAATGTTTATTCGATTATACCACTAATAAAAAAGCCCGACTACTCGGGCGAAGGTGCGGACTGATTTGTCGTACAAAACTGAAAGTGTAGTCTCCCTCAGTATTTATAATTTCGCGATTTAACATTTCTTCAATTGTATGCTGCGCCTGATTGTAGCCAATTCGACATAGTCGCTGAACATAGCTACAGCCAAAAACCTTTTTTTTATCGGCGGCATCAATAAAGGTTTTAGTGTTTCGCTCAATGTATTCGTGCGTTTCCATAAATCCCCCTATATCGCATTACTCGGCCATTCATACCCTCTGCATGGCTCGACTCTTGCTTGTGATTGTGTTGGCCAGTGCTTGTGAGTTGCCGGGCTGTTTGCCTGCTCAAGCATCTGAGCGTGAAACTGGTTAACCGGCTTTGGGTTTTCCAAGTGCGCAACCTCTGGCAGCGATGGCAGTTCTTCATTCATCGTCATCAGCAGCGCCATGTAGGCGCGCTCCTGTAGTAAGTTAGTGGTCATATTGTCTTTCATTTGCTGTTAGTTAATCCCCGTTCAGGCCGCATCAGGGAACCGTGCGCAATGCGGTTACAAGTCCTACCGTGCCCTACATGCTTATTTACCAGATCGCCGCAGCGAGGTGCTTGCACGGGTTTTGGTTAAATCTGGATTACTGCGAACATGCGCGCTTGGAGTTTGGTGCAGCGTAAGGATTCGAACCTCGTTTTACTCCACTCATCACGCCGATTTTCCGCATATTTTTTACTGCCTGAATTTCAGTCGCTACTTGCTGCATAGTTGCCGCCCTTTCTGACGACCTGCCAGCTCTGCGCCGGTCTTCGGCTATGGGCATCCGCCCTTCCTCGCCTACTGCTCTTTTTGCCTTTCGGCGAATTCACAACCTGAATACCACTCGCCTATCGTCCTGCCGTTCGATGTTGTGCGAGCATCACGCACCTCAGCAAGTGGGCTTCAGGTTGCCCACTCGTTAGAATGGGCGGTGTTGTGACCGGGTGCGAAACCGGCATTCACGGACGCTACTTCATTTCGCGCTACCCGTAGCATTGCTGCTTAGATAGTCAGGTGCTTCAAGGAAACAGTCTTAAGCCTGTCGCGTATCGCCTACGCATTCACAACAATTTCAGTTTAACACTTCACAGAACTAGCGTTAATATCTTTGCACAACTTAACGATAGGCGATTCAACCTTACAATTTGCGCAGATAGTTTTACATGCTGCTGGCATTACGTATAGGGAATGATGTTGGCACTGAGGACACTTTGATTCTCTCATTTCTTTATCTCCAATAGGCGCTTATTTTCCGCCGTGTAGTATTCAATTTTTTCTATATAAACTTGACGCGAACCGGTGCGCAAAGTCTTTCTGTTGTCGAACATATCCTGCCACGCTGCAAGGCCTATCTCTTGCTTCAGTCGCTCGTTAAATATGTAATGGTTGCCGCCCTCTCCGCAGTTACAGTATGAACATTGCGGCCTCACTGCTCGCTCGTCAAAGTACAGCGCCCCGTTAGCCGCCTTACTGAAGCAGTGCCCGCCTTGGCAGTCAATAGTACCTATTTCGATAGGCTTGTCGCATGTGTAGCAGTTGCACCATTTCCCGTCTTTACTGTGCACAAGCTTTTGATGCAGGCTGAACAAATCCCAAAGCTCTTTTTTGATTGCAGATAGCTTACGCTGCTTTGCTTTTGGCTTAGGCTTGGCTGCCACCCCCATCTGCGCATCATCAAGCTCACAAGCAGGATTGCAATACTTCTGCACATTAAGCCCTGATTGCTTCGGAGTGAATTGTGCGCGGCATGTGCGCGACTTACAACGGCGCTCCTTTAGTGGCTTAACCATGCGAAAAATCCAGATAAAATTAAAACAGTAATGCCAACAATGGACATAAATGCCAGATAGCCAATCATCGCCAGCTCTTCATCAGTTGGATTATTCATACCATTCCCCTGAAGCTATCAAAGAAGCCAGCAGACCACGAACACAGCTCAAGCATATCGCCATATCCGAACGGGTTAATGTCATCCCGCCCTTCCCTGTGAGCCTTTACGCCTAGATCATAGATTGATTGCTGATATGGTGTCATTGTTGTGCCTCACGATATGACTGATACGCCTCTAGCGCCTTCTCAGACCAAACTGTATTGGTCATTGCGCCAGTTGCGTAAAGGTATTCCACAAACTCGCAGGTTAGCTTTTTGCCCCACTGAATTGTGCTAGGTCGGATAGTTATTTCCTCTCCGGTTAGCGGGCAAGTAAAGTGCCTTGGCGGCTTCTTTAATGCCTCGCCCATAGCTGCCTTTTCGTTTGCGAACCACATTACCAAAAGCGCCTTGCACTGCTCTGCATCGTAATCACTCAAAACCACGCGGCGACCAGGCATAACAATCACACCGGTTTTGTTTATGTCTCCAATCATTGCGTGGAACTTCTCGCGCTGCCCATCGCTTTTTGGTTCTTCTTCCCCATTGGTATTTTCTGCAACTATGCGCACGGCTCCTAGCTTAATTGCCTTGCGAAGCCATTCAGTAAGCTTTGCAGCAAATGGCTCTATCTGCACATCGCCATCAATGATTTTTTCAGCCCTAGCCATACCAATCAAGCCCCAATTTCTCATCAGCCCAAGCCTCTGCGATATCATCGTCAGAGTATGTGTTACCGTCTCGGTGTTCTTCCATGAAACGCTTTGCTGCCTCTACCGTAATATCAGGCATGCTACGGAGGATGTATGCCCACTCAAATTTTTCTCTGTCTGGCTGGTTCATTACTCTCCCTCTGGCTTTGGTGCTGCTGATAGCAATTCGTCGGCCTCACGCAAAAGTTCCATTATTTCGCGATGAGCAGTATCTGTATCATCAAACTCTGGGAAAACTTGACGCAATGTATCGCATAGCTCAATAAGCATATTTTTCCAAGCAGTCGGTATAGCTGCTGCTTGCGGTGCAGTAGACCTGTTTGCAATATTGTCTTGTAATGAGTCATGCAATCTTTTATGCACATCAGATACTAAGTTGTCGTTTTTGCCTGACTCTATAGCATCAACAAAACCATTGCACTCAACACCAAGAGTATTGCACAGCATCTCTACAGGCAGAACAGCATACCCATTGATGCGATAAGATTCCGGATTGAAACTAAAATCATCTCCGTCTCTTATAGTGATTGAGCAATATTTTATATAGCTTTTCATGATGGCTTTAACTCTGATTCTAGCTCATTTATCTTGCGCGCATCACTTGCAGCTAAGTGCCCATATGAAACGATTACCTCTTTTAAGTCGATAATGCGATCCTCTGCCGCCTCTAATTTCTGGCGCACCTCTACCAATTGCTCCAGCGCCGACTGCGCTTCACCAAAAGATGTGATTAATTCAATGCGCAGCTTTTTTATTTCTGCCAAAGCATTAGCCAGCGTTTTTGTGTTGTCTGTTACTTCCATTACAATCTCCCGTTAATTTCGTCCATTGTGAACCTGATTTTCAGTAGACAATATCAAATTTGCTTTTCTTAACTCTTCCTGCTCAGCCTTTACGATTAGGATATCGGCTAGTGACTTTCTGGTTACTTCCTTAACGCCTTTGGCACGGTAAAACCATGATCTGGTTTCTGGTCGGCATCCGATATTGCGGTATGCTTTGCGGTTTTTGTCGAACACCTCAAAGTCACGCTCGAATGCCTCCCATGATTCCTTTTGCTTGTGATATAGAAAATGCGGATTACTCACTAAAATAACTCCAATTGAACTTCTTTAAATTCTGTATTTCTAGCCAACCTGATAAGCTCAAAATACATTGCCCGGCGCTTTGCTGCATAACCCAATAGCGATATCTTCCAGTTACGCCAACGGGTAGCCTTTGCCTCTCGCAAGTAGATTCTGGCCATCATGCTATTGGTGTTCATAAGCCCAATCTCTACTAGAGCTATCGTGCTTAAATCCGCGCAGCAATTTAATCTTGCGCTTATCCAGCCATGCGTAAAAGTCGATTACCATCATTCACCCCAATTAAGTCCATCAATCCAATCGTAAAAAGCGCTGTATTCAATACAAAGATCAAGTTGGAACTAACCAATGCCTATATCCTATCTGTGTTTATGCAATTACTCGTTTTTTTCTTCTTCATCTTTTTCAACAAATCCAGTTGCAGCAGCAGGAGCAATTTGAATTGACATAAAAATAAAATCCTTGAATTGCTTCCAAAATTCAAGCGCTATTTTTCCATCCATTTCTAAAATCCGGCGATCATCAAAATCAGCCCACTCAGAAATTAAATGGCGCTCGCATCCAATCTGCAAATAATCAACTGTGTAAACGATTGGATAAACTTCTGATACAAAAATGCTTTTAATTTGCTCACTGTTACCAGCGGCATAACGCAGGTCGGCAGAACTCAGGTTGGCATAACGCAGGTCGGCAGAACTCAGGTTGGCATAACGCAGGT